TTGGGTAGAATACACCCATGTATGAATCACGTGTAACCCATCCGTCTTCGCCTGAAGCTGTAGCACCTGCTTGATTGGTTGCCCATGCAGTGATTTCTGTAGCAGAATCTGCTAAACGTAATGGAGTATCACCTACGATGAACGCAGTATTATGACGCTCATTGTTCAATGTAACCATATCAGGTTGTAGTTCTGGGTAACCAGGGCATGAAATCAAGTTAAAGAAGTTGTCTTCTTCACGGATAGTCTGGTTAGTACCGATAGCTGCTTTCAATGCTTGAACGACTAGAGCACGTTGAGCCTTACGACCCATGTACGCTGAACCGTCTGCTGCTAAACCACTAGCACTTACCCATGTGTAACTTACTTTAGGTAAGTTAGTGTTCACTGTAGGAGTACTTGAGTTGTATGCACCAGCGTTAGGGTAGTTCTTGCCTGTGAAATAATCAGTCTTGAACTCTTTAACGTTGTAACCTGAACGGCGTGTGTTGAACAACAATGTACCTTGTGGATATAGAGTTGCACTTGGTGCATCTAAATCTAAGTGGTCGCTTGTTAACAAGCTACTGATTGTTGGGATCGGATCTTCAACAGGATCAACATCGCTTCTTGGTGCCCAACGTGCATCTGCAAATAAGATACCTTCACTTGATGTTTGGTCTGTCTTGTCAATCAATACCCACTGAGAGATATTGTTAACTGCCTTCCAACGATAAATCATTGGATAGTTTTCTAAGTCACTTGAATCGATCCATAAGTCACCGTATGATAGTGCTGAACCATCTGTTTGTACAGTAGGAGCTGCTGCTGCAACGATTGGACCTGAGAAGTCTGTTGCGCCTGCACCGCTGTTAGATGAAGTTGGGTGTCCAGCAGCATCAAATGCTACGTTGCGATAACCTTTCCAAACGTTGCCCTTGTTGACCATAATGTCAACTGAGCTTGGTGTTGAATAGTACCAGTTTGTTCCGTTTAACGGTGTTGCTACTGGAGCTCCTTCGTTAGCAGTGTATGTGACCGGTACCCAGTTTGACATAGCTACGCTATATTCAGCTACGCCTGTTCCAGAAACAACAACTGTTTTAGTAATTGAGCCACCTGAAATAGCTAGAACTCTAACTACTAAGTCATTGTTAGGAGTTGTACCACCTAATTCACTTCCGTAAATAGTAACAGTATCACCGACTTGGTAGCCTGTGCCGCCTGCTGCGCTGTTAACAATATACTCGTGTCCTAGGCTTGTGATGCTGAATGATGCACCAGTACCAGAACCTGATGTTTCAGTTGAGTTTGCAGTAGCATTAATGAACGGGACTGGACGACTTGCTTTTACACCAGTAGTAGTTCCTGCAATAAATCCTAAATCTGCTAACAATGTAGTAAAGTCGCCAGTTACTGGATTTCTGTCAGACAACAAGATTTCTCCGCCTGCAGTGTGTGCTATTTGCAAATTACCTGCAGTAGTCAACTTGATAGTTGTGTATGGAATCTGTGCCGCTGTCCAATCATTGATGAACGAATCGATAGTAGTACCAGTAGTAACAATCGTATATGCTGAGCCAGGAACTCCTGTACTAGGATTCGCTGCACCAGTAGTGACGCCAGGTGTTGTAACCCATACACGTAATGTTACGTTTTGAGTAACTTCAGTTGGTGTTGTTACACCAGTTACTACAGTTGCGCCTGTAGCTAAACGTCTGAACAATTGAACAGGAGCAGTTGGGTTAGCACCATCTAAACCATATTGAGCATACACACTACCTGCTGGAACTGCTTTTCCACCAGTACTATCAAGTGCTACTGATGCATCAGCGTCTGTTCTGTATGTAGGTACGTTGATACTTTCGTATGATGAAGTAGTACCATTGTACTTTGATAATACGATATCAATACCGTTACTAACTGCGTTAGTCTTGATCCACACAGATCCAGTTGGGGCAGGAGTTGTTTGACTTGCAGTCCATAATGGCATTCTTGATGAGTTAGAATATACAGTTGATGGAGAGAAGTATGTACCAGCAATAATACCTAATGCTGATAATGGTGTTCCAGTTCCGTTAGCGATACTGTATGGGAATACTGCCTGCTGTTCAGTTTGTAAATCAGTGAATGATAATGACAACTTACCTGAAATCTCGTAAGCAACGATATTTGCTAAGTTCAAATCATTGATATCTGTCACTAAGCTAGCAACTGTTGTACCTGACAATGTTACTGTGATAGGTGCAATAGCTGTAGTTGAAGACGAGCCCCAGACTGTAGCGAAAGGAGTAATAACAATAGTGTTACCTTGAACTAAAGTTGGATTTGAATTTGTACCTGTTACTGCAGGGATACTTGCTTTCCAAGCACGTGAGCCTACTTCAACCCATTCATTAAAACGGTTCTTGAAGAAATACGTACTTACTTCTAGACCTGCTCCTGATTGTGCATATGCAATAACTGCATAGTCACCGATATTACCTAGAGTAGCTTTTGGTAAGCCGGCTACTACATCATTAGCGTCTGTTAGAACGATTGGAGCTTTAGCAACGAATGTACCTGTTACAGCGTCAAATTCATTGATACCCCATGATGTGTTTGTTGTGTCTAACCAATATGAGTCTGCTGCAGGAGCGCCTGTAGGACGTGATACTGAACCAACGAATGCTGCTAAGTCAACATCAGCACGTAAGATGTACGCACGATTTGTTGTACCTAACAATGAATAAGCAGCCAATAGACCGTATTCGTTTAATTCATATCCATGAATTGGTGTACCGTTCGTTGTCTTGTAGAAGAACGGATTACCATATAATGTAACTAGGTCACGCTGACTTGTTACCTGATATAGTTTGTTAGCTGTTGCTTTTGTTGTGGCCGCTGCAACTGCGGTGCCCGCTGCGTTTGCTTTGCTTTGAGCAGTAGCTACAACGATTAGCGGAACTGAATTAGAGGCAGCTGGTAAATATTGACTTTGGTCAATGATATTTACTTCTACGCCAGGTGATACTAGTGCCATGTTTAAATTTCCTTATGTTATAATTCTGTAAGGCTTCCCTTATCTGTTTAATATTTAGCATAAAAATGAAAAAAGCACCAATAACCATGCCTTCGAAGGTGTCCTGCAACTAAATATGTATATGAGACCTATTTGTAAGACTTGTGGCAAGAATCACTGTGCAGTGAACTATGTCCGTGCAGGAATCACACATTATCGTAGTATATGCGATGAATGCGGTCGTAAGAAGAATAAAGAAAAGCCAAGAAAACCTTCTTGGCAAAAGAGTGGATACAAGAAAAAAGCCACATGTGACTTATGTGGCTTTAAGTGTTTGTTCTCTAGCCAGTTAACAGTGTTTCATGTTGATGGTAAACTAGAGAATACTGAGATGGTTAACTTGCGAACTATCTGTCTTAACTGTGTTGAAGTAGTTAAGAAGAAAGAGGTTAACTGGCGTCGGGGCGATTTAGAAGTTGACTGACTTTTACGCTTAGGTCATCAATCGTTCCGTTGTTATCAATGTACAAGTCGTAGTTCAACCCTACACTTGAGTACTCACTAGCATGAACATTTAGTTTATCCAGTTTAGCTTTACTAATTGCCCAGTCAGGGTTACCGTTAGGGCCTCGGTTGTATGCTTCTGCTGCATCGTACCATTCAGGCTTGTCACCTCGCATAACTCTAACAGAAAGTCCACCTACTGCTTTGATTGCTTTGACTTCATTAGGGAAACGACAGTCAGTGATAACTACATCGTCTGTACTTTGACGTAGTTTATTCTCAACACTAGCGATCCAGATATCATCATGGAAGTGTTCTCTGAGAACGTTTGTACCCCATTGTTGTAGAACGTATCTAGGGGTGATATTCATCTTTAGTCTATCACTCCACCATTCATCACGTTGTTCACGCCAGAGTCTGCTGGTTTTAGTTGTACCTTCTAGCATTTCTCTGTCCCAACCAAAGACATATGCTACAGCGTCTTTCAAGCTAGCCGCAAAGCTAACACGCTTAAATTTGTGATTTGTCACTAATAGGTCAGCGATTGTATCTTTACCGCTGCCGATGAATCCTGTTACTCCGATAATCATAAGAAAAAGCCCTCGTAATACTTATTATATTACAAGGGCGTGACAATAAAAAGCTATTAGGTTAACCTTGAATCCATGTCAATGGTTGACTGTAATCTACATAACGCTTCAAGTCTTCTAGTAATGCCAATTGCATCTCTTTTGATTCGTTCTTTAGTGATGCACCGTTTAATGTAGTGCCACCGCCGGGTCCTGCGATACTAGCATACTTTTCACGTGCTTCGCCTAATGTGGCTTTTAAGACGCTAAGGGTCCAGTCACCAATCCAAACACCTGAACCCGGATCCATTAGTAATGTTGATTCTGGCTTTTGAATGTCAGCCCAAATAAGAATCTGCTCACCATCACCCTTAATGTGACGAACTAAGCGAATCTCTTTTGTTACGTTGTTGAATGTATAGACAATATAACCACCAAACATACGTGCGGCCAATTCAACGTATCCTGCATACATGTCGTAAGTAGCTAAACCACCTGCCATGTTATAGTTCAACAGGTAAGTGTTTAAGATAGCACTTGAGAACGGGTCAAATGAACTAGCTGCGGGACCAGTCTCCATACCTACTGTTCTACGGAATACTTGTCTTACGTTAATAAATTCTTTAGGAAGTGTGTATACATCTTGACCGGCATGTAGGGTCATTAATGTGTATGCTTCCTCTGTGGCATTTTGAGCCCT